AGGACCCGCAGGTCCACAAGGTTTACAAGGTATTCAAGGTGTACGTGGCGAAGCTGGTCCTCAAGGTCCTCGTGGTATTCAAGGGGAAAGAGGTCCTATTGGTCCAATCGGTCCTACTGGTTTACAAGGTCCAAGAGGTGAACGAGGGGAACCTTTTAAAATTAGCTCTATCCAACCATCTGTAGCATCTGTACATAACAACGCCTCTACGTTCTCTGAATACAGCTTAGTTATGGTTCGCTCTAATGATGCCGATAATGGTAAAGTATTCGTTAAAAATGGCAATGTAATGGAATACCTCATCACAATGTCTGGCGTTAAAGGTGATAAAGGTGATATTGGTCCACAGGGTCCAATAGGTCCAACAGGACCACAAGGTCCTAGAGGTGTAGATGGTCCACAAGGTTTACAAGGCAATGTAGGTCCACAAGGACCACAAGGTAACATCGGACCCAAAGGTGAGGCTGGCGAACGAGGACCAAAAGGTGAAATAGGTCCAGCTGGTCCTAAAGGTGACAAAGGTGATAATGGTACACAACCAGAATTAACATTTACACTTGCTGAAAATGGTGATTTGTTTGTAGACATTGCTTATTCTAACCTTGCTCCTAGTAATGCAGTAGCACCTAATGCTGTAAATACTAACTTAACTAAAATGTATGATGTTACGTGGGGTGTTGCACAAGCAGGGGCACCAGGCAATGGTAGAGGATATCTTGAATTTAATCCTGCTACTGGCTTTGGTAAATTACACTTAGATATGAAAGTAACTGGTAATGGTTCTGGTAATGGTGGAGTATTATGTGCATTACCTAATAATTCCCCTGTTCCTAAACGATTACTTGAAGTATCTGTTGATGCCAATAACAATAGTGTTTACGTAGAGCCTAACCAACGTAATATCAAAGGTTGGGGCGTAGCAGGTGCTAACAAGCGATATATTTTAGATATTGTTGGTTTCTGGGAAGGAGGTCAGTAATGCCAAGAGTTAAATTAGGTAATATTAAAGGTCCTAAAGGCGATGTTGGTAAAAGTGCTTATCAGTCTTGGTTAGAACTTGGTAATACAGGAACAGAAGCTGACTTCATTAAAAGTCTTAAAGGCTCTGCACCAACATTATTCAAGAGTGCAGATAACATTGTTAAGGTATTAGAAATTCCTTTGGATAGTGGTGTAAATCAATGTCAAGGTTTTACATATAGTGAAGAAGCTAATGCTTTCTATATTGCTTGTGTGAATAACGATAATACCAAACAAGTGTTCTATAAATACAATTCTGACTTCTCTACTTTAATGTCCAAGCAAACATTTACAGATAAGAATAGATTAGGTCATTGTAATACATTATGTGCTTACAAAGGTAAAATCTATGTAGCTAATGGGGCTGTAAACCCTAATCAAGTAGCCGTTATGACTACCGATATGGCGATTGAAAACACTGTAAACTTCCCTAATAAGGTGTTTAATCTAGCTTACGACAAAACAGCTAACAAGTTTATTTCTATCTTGTATACTGGTACTACAAAACAACGTACTATTCAATACTATAATGAAAGTAGAGTGTTAGAAAACACCGTAACTGTTCCTATTATCTCTACTAACCAAGATACAAATGGGGCGTTGTATAATGGCAAGAGTGTTGTATTCTCTGTTGGTGGCTACATTATTGAAAGTTTAGATGGTAGTGTTACTAATACAGAAGTCACATCGGCACTTGAGGTTGAAGATTTTGCTATTGCTAATGGTGAAGTATATTTCACAGCTAATAACAATGGTAAAGTTGAAGTATACAAACACAGTGCCAATACTAAGTATTTCAACAATATTAACTACACACCGCCAAGTATTCCACCATTAGATAATAATGTTCCACTAACTGGTAAAGATACATCTGGTGTTGAATGGAGTTTGATTAAACTTAATAACGGTAATGGCGTAGAAGTTGGCAATAAAGATAAACCAATGGCTTTATCAGCGTCACGTATTACATGGTGGGATGGGGCAGCATCTCGTTCTATTTTAACAACTAAAGATTTTGATAATGCTTCTAAAACATTATATACAAAAAAAGAAACAGATAATACATTTATTTCTAAGGCTAGATACGAAGCAGACTTAACAGCCCTTAAAACAGCTCTTGATAAATTAAACCAATAGGAGGTTTTATGGATATTCAAAGTGTAATTGTAAGTGTTGAAGAACTCAATAAAACAAAAAAAGCGATTGCTGATGCAATTCGTGCTAAAGGCGTAAACTCAAAAGGCAGATTTTCTACTTTTGTAAATGAAATTAATTCTATTTCAGCTGGTGTACCACAAGACTATTTAGATAACTTAGATATTGGTAATATATTTATCAAAAACAATCAGAATACACTACAACCTGTTGGTAATATTAGTGAAACACATGAAGATATTAAAGCGAATCAAGTAAATGTATATTCTTTGTATGATATTAACAACGTGCAAATTGCAGATGGTCCATATAAAGATAGAATTGACTATAATACACAGCAACGAATGTTTAGTGTTATGGTTAATAATCAAGAATTTGGTCATGTGCCATATACAGTCTTGAGTGCTAGTATTACGCCACAGGCAACTGAACATACAGACGGTAATGTGGTTATTAAATATACAACAAAAGGACAAGAACATACATTAACAATGCCAATTAAAGATATGCCAATGGTACAACCTAACAATATGTACTTGTTGATGCAAACTCCATTAGACGAACATGTCGATGACACAAATTTCAAACAACATGTAAACGTCGAAGACTATATGTCAAGTTTAACTAACTTAAAAGGTGTGAGTGTTGAAATAGACGTATATCAATCTCGTCCAGAAATTTTTAATACACTCAATAATCTAGGTGTTTACAGTTCTATTAATGCGATGTTAATCTTACTAAAAGATGATGGCGATTTTGAATATATACCAGTTAAACTTATCAAATCTCTAGCATCACAGACAATACCTTTACTTCAAGGATATAACGCTGCCGTGTTAGAATTAGAAGACAACAGCTTAGTATTCCATTATTCTGATACAGCTGGTAGATTAAATCCTCAATGCATTGTTTCAACTGAAGACGGGGTTTATAGTACTGACACTACTATTTTAGACAAGATTAAACAGAATAAACAACGACATAATTATATGATTGGTATTGCTATCCATCATGATGGCTCTCCTATCACTGAAGAAGAAATAAAACAAATAGGTATATATTAATGGCTCAAAAACGTGGTAAAACTAAAAAAATTGTTACCGTCAAATTAGATGATTTGACTGGTGGTATGAACATTGCCAAGTCTCCTGAATTTATCAAAGATAATGAAGTTGTTCGCTTAGAAAATATGGAATTTGATGTAGTAGGTAGTAAATTAAGAACACGGAGGGGTTTAAGTACCCCTCTTGCTTCTTTTAATTCTCCTGTTACGCATGTATACAATGATTACGAAATGAATGATTTCTTCGTATTTCTTAAAAACAAAGAGGTGTACAGATATGAATTCGGCAAACAACCTATATTAATTGGTAAAATTAATGGGGATGCGGAACGCCCTTCTTGTTGTAAATGGAAAGGCTCTTTGCTAATCGCAAGTGGCTCTAAATTACAAGAATACAATTACCAAACACTTAAAGTAATTGAAGGTAGTCCTAATTGTGATATTGTCTTTACACGTTCATCTCGTGTAGTTGTCGCTAAAACAGGTTCTGATTTGTTAATTTATTCCGCTATTGGTGACGTAGCCAGCTGGAATGAAAATAGTAATGATGCTTCAGCACGTAAAGATGTTAATGTTGGTTATGGTGATGGTGGAGACATTATTGCTGTAGCTGAATTAGCTTCTGATGTATTGGTATTTAAAAGCAATGGCTATATATATGACGTTCAAAATGAACCAGAAGAATGGTCTATTACTCTACTTGCTAATAATTCCGATGTTGTAAGTAGACACGCTTGTGATAATATTAACTCTGATATTGTATTCGTTTCTACTCGTGGTTTAAAATCTGTTAAAAGTTCTCAAGTATATGCCAACTTCAATGTGATGGATATTGGTGATAATATCAATCCAGAACTTAAAGAAAATGTTACTAAACCATTTATTTCCGACTTGCGAAGAACAAAACAAATGGTAGTAAGCGGTGCATGTGGTAGAGAAATGTTTGTATACCATTATTGGACTGGTGGTTATACTAAATGGATTTTCCCTTATAATGTTACATCAATTTGTGAAAATCAATACCATGTATTATTAGCTATGAATACTGATGATGCTCATGGTGCTATTTACGAATTTGATTTTAAATATACAACAGACAATGGTTATTCTATTCATCAACTTATTCAATCTAAGGAAATGAGAGACACTCATAACCTTAATGCTTATAGAACGTATATTGATATTCAGTCTGAACAAAATGACGGTCGTGGATATATTTACATCAATGATGTACAATTAACACACAAATGGACAACAACAGAACTACAAAGGGAATTTAAAACACAAATTCTTTCCCCAATTCTTCGGTTTAAATTTGAAACAGATGACCCAATTATCTTTAAATATATCTCTTTTGATATAGTATTAGAAAGAGAAAGTATGGTTAGTGACTCCTCTGCAACAAGGGGGAGGCGAAAATCAGCACGGCGTAGAAAGGGTAGAGACCAGAATGACTTCTTGAAAGGAGCTCATAAAAATGGCGATAGCCCTTACAGCTAATATACAAAAACATATAGATGAATATCAAAAACGTGTCGGTCGTAGTTATCTTGACGATTGGGACTACCTATTCCATCCTTTAATTTGGTTAAGAGAAGATGGTTCTTTCTTAACATTTGGTATTATAGATGATACACTAGAGATTGATATTGGATGTGGTGTCCCTATTGTTGAGGGGTGGAAACATGTTCACTCTATGGCTAAACAATTAGGATTAAAACGGGTAGCTTCATATACTGATACCCGTAATCCCAAAGCATACGCTAGATTAGCGAAGTGTGAATACGAAGAAAGAACAGACGAAAACGGTACGTATTACTATTTTACAAAGGAGGTATAAATGGGCAAATCAAGGACTGAATTCCATGAACGCCAATTAACACCAGAAGAACGCCAGCTAATAGCGTTGCAGGGTAGATATATAGACTCAATTCAACCGAGTATTGATGCACTTGTAAAATATGGCACAGATAACATTAGTAATATTGTTACACCTGATTGGCAAAAATTATACAATGACCAAACAGCTGAAATGCAACAAATTAAGAATGAGTTTATTCCTCTTAGCCAAGGCATTTTACCAGACGTATTTGCTAATGCTAAACAAAACTATTTTAATCGTATGTATGAAAATACAATGGGTAAAAACCTAGCCAACTTAGCTCAACGTGGTGTTGTTGACAGTTCTCGATTTAATACAACAACAAATGATGTGCAGAAAAACTTTGCCGCTCAAATGTCACAAGATTACGACAAGAATTTGCAAACAGCAGCTGGCTTAATGGACCAACGTATGAGATATGCGTCTACTCCTATCGAATATGCACAAAGAGCACATCAAGCATCGTTTACTCCTGTACAAAATGCATTATCCTTAGCACAAGGTCAAAGCCAGTCTACTAATCAAGCATTACAAACGCAAGGTCAGTTAAATAATGGTAGAACATTTGCTACACAATCTTCTAGCGGTGGTTTCTTGGGCGGTGCTTTATCTTTAGCTGGTTCTATTATAGCATGCTTCCCATCATATGTAATGGTGGAAATGGCTGACGGTAGTGAACAAGCTATTGGCTCTATTCAAGAGGGAGATAAAGTTAAAACACGTAATGGTTACGCTACTGTCTCTGAAAATAGAAACATGGGCATGCAACAAATCTTCTTACTTGTTACTCACAATCATAAACTTCGCACAACTAGCACCGAAGTATTTAACACACCTGATGGTCGTAAAGAGTTATCTGAATTGTCTGAAGGTGATAAAGTTGAAACAAAAGATGGATTTGAGCGTATTGAATTCATTCTTGATACAGAAGACAAGGAAGAAGTATTTGAATTAGTATTAGACACTGACGATAATATGTTCTTGGCAGAAGGTATTTACGCAGAGTCGTTCTAGGAGGCATAAATGCAAGTAATTCAAGTTCGAGATAATGACTGGCAAACTCAATTAGGCAATTTGGCTGGTATTATCGGTGGCATGATGTTTAATAACCGTCTTGACCGTGGTGCTCTTCGTGAAGCTAATAACCAAGCTCAAAAAGAAGAATTGGCACGTCAACAAGGTTTTACATCTGGCTTAACAAATCTTCAAGGTTTATATCAAAACCCTGAATATGAAAAAAATAAAGATTTACAAAATCAAGCTATGAATATTCAAGCTGATTTAGCTGGTCGTGGTTATCGTAATGCATTTGGTTTAAATGCTAATACAATCGGTGGTGCACTGACAAATAATGCTGGTGCTATTGACTATATTAAAGGTTACGGTTTAGCGAACCAAGGTTTACGTGTCCATGACCAAAACTATCAAGACTTTCCTAATTATTGGCAAGCATACGGTGGTTTAACACAAAATATTAAATAGGAGGTACTATGGCTGATTACATGGGATTATTACAGGGGTATGGTTTAACTCCTGCGGCAGCCGCTGGTATCATTGGTAATGGTATGATGGAATCCAATATGGACCCTACTATTATCCAAGGTGGCGGTCATGCAAATGAAATTCCAGTTAATGGGACACATGGCTATGGTATTTTCCAATATACGAGTGCTGATAGACAACAAGGCTTGGCAGATTTTGCCAAGTCTTTAGGCATTTCGTCTGGTAGTCCAGAAGCACAATTTCAGTATATGCTAAAAGAGCTTGGTCCAGAAGGTATTAATCAACTTAATAGTTTTGAAACTCCTGAACAAGCCGCCGTGTGGTTCCACGACAACTTTGAACATAGTGCTGATACTGACTTATATCCAAGAGAAAAGGCTGCTCGTGATGCATTTTCTCAAGCAGGTTCTCCTACATCTATGACGCGGTATCAGAATAATAATCCCCAAGCTCAAAATTTTGCATTTGATGACCCAAATGAAAAACTAGACTGGGGTAAAATAAATCAATTAATGAATTACCAAGTAGCTAGTCCTGAAGTAGAAGCCGCACGTGCTACACAGGCAGGGCGTATTGCTGGCTTACGTAATTCATCTTACTTTGGTGAAATGGGTACAGCATTGAGTAGAAATAATGCAGACCAAATGAAAGCCTTAGTAAATCAAGCGGTATCTTCCGCTAATACAGCTAATAACCAACAAAAATTAACTAATGCTGGTCAGTTAGCACAAATGATTGCAGATAGCCATAACAGTTCTAATAGTAAGATGTTAGCAAGTTTAGGTCAAGCATTAGGTGTTCGTTTAGACCCTATGGCTGATAGATATATGAATAATAACCAAATGGCTATGTTAAATATGAAACGCCAACAAGCACTTGATGACCAAGCTAGAGCATTTGCTCAAAAGAAAGAGTTAATGAATATGCAATTCCAACAACAAAAAGAATTGCAAGAGTCTAAAATGGCACAAGCACTCGCTGTTGCTGGTATGCGTGCAGGTGGTAGAGGTGCCGCAGGTTCTAAATTACCAGATGGTTCTTATTTAGGTGCAGACGGTCAACCACATTTGACAATCTCACAACAAAATAATGTTGGTAAAATTTTAGCAGCTGGTCAAGAAGAATTTACCGCTGCTTCTGATGCAGACTGGGCTAAAACGTCTTATGACGGATGGAAAGGCTCAGTAGCAAATACAACACAAAGTATTATTGATAAATTAGCCCCATATGCTAATACAGTAGAAGGACAAGATGCAATATCTAAAGTATTAGGTTGGCAACAATATGACCAAGATGCAAAAACAAAAGCATGGGGTACAGAAAAACAAACAGCTTATACAGGATAAAGGAGTTTAATATATGGCAAGATGGACAGACGGATTAGCTAATAGAAATGCTCAAGCCGCATATGAAAATAACTTAGCCCAATATGGTTCTGACTATATGGGTAAAGCCAGTTATGATGGTATTCTTGACGAGACGTTAGGCAACTTTAGTGCTGGTATTGACAGACTAGGTTCTGATATGTTAGGGTCCGTTGCATACGGACTTTCTAACATTGATGGCGATACTGCTGAATGGGCACGTAATAAAGTAGAAAACGAAGCTCAATGGATGGCTAATCTGTCTGCTTATCGTAGTACAATGGGAGATACTGCTGATTTACCTTGGAATGAGCAAGTAATCAATCCTCATTACTGGTCAGCTCAAATTGGTAACTTCGTTGGTAATACAGTTCCTCAAGTAGCTATGGCTATGCGTACAGGCGGTTTTGCAAGTGAAGCAATGAATGTAGGCAAGATTGGTGGTTTACTAGGTAGAGCAGGTTTAAGCGAAGGTTTAGCTGGTGGTGTTGCAACAGGCTTAGGTAAAGTAGCTAAATATGGTTCTGAAATCGCAACAGGTGCTGGTTTAGAAAACTTACAAAATGCTGGTTCTATCTATAATGACTATAGATTTGCTGGTTATGATACTGATACAGCAGGTAGTGCATTTGCACAATCTTTAAATCAAGGTTGGGCACCTGCCGCATTAGATTATATTGCAGACCGTGCAGGTGTTTCTGGTAAAGTAGGTATGCTTGCTAGTGCATTTGCGAAAGATGGTGGTAAACTTTTAGCTAAGAGTATTTTAGCTGATGCGGCTAATAGTTCTTTAGAAGGCTATACAGAAGCATGGCAACAAGCTATCGAAGGTCGTATTAAAGGTCAAGAAGGATACGACAAAGTATCTATGTTAGACCCTAGTACATGGACCGATGATATGTGGTCTGCCGCTAAAGACGCATTTAACGTATCTATGGCTGTTGGCGGTATGGGTAGTGCTGCTAGACATATTGGTAATAAGGCATTAAATAAAGCTGATGAAATGGCTGGTTTAACAGCAGATAATGATATTATCAATGATGGTACTCAACCACCTAT